GCGGCGACTATCCTACCATACAACGTATGTATTTTAGCAGCACTTCTATAGTATATTTCTATTGCCCATATCTTTGCAGTCGGAATACCATTTTCTCTTCTGTATTCAGACTTTGTAATTCCAAAATCAATCTTCAAATCATGTAATTGCTTAAACCACGATTGAATTGGTTGCCACGATTCATCACTATATAACTTTGTTGATACACTCTGTGTATTCAATTTCCTATGAATAAAATTCCGCGCTTGTCCATTCGACATTCCATTCAATGGATTATCTACATTAACGTCTTGTTCTTCTTTGAGCAAATTCATTAATTTCATTTAGAAATCTCCATAAGAATGTCTGTAATAATTTCATTAATTTTCACGTATCGTTGATTAATTTTTTGCTCTATTACTTTACCTTCCGTAACCGGATTCAAAAATGCTCCGTGTGTGGATGGATTTGATACAAAATCAAATGCGATCAATTCAAAATCGTCTTGCACTTCCACCTGGTTATGAGCAGTTTCCTTTACTGAACCAAGTCCTCTTGACGAAATTCCCAATCGGATTCCTGCCCGAAACAATTCTTTAAGAATGTTTCCTGATGGAGTACCGAGAATTTCTACTGTTCCGCAAAGATCATCACCTTCCCACCAAAGTTTTACAACATTATGAGATGCATTTCTCAAATTAACAATGGATGTTTCAGGATGATCGAGTTCTCCCAATGCACGATGCTCTCTCACAAACGTATCCGCATACTTTACTGCTTCTCGTTCAAGAACCGATTTCGGATATTTTCGTCCATTTTGATTAAGTGCATTTGCTCTCTGCAAAACGCCTTGCACAACCAATTTTCCATTGTTCTTTTCTAAAGACTCCAAAACCACTTGTGGAGAAATCTCGAATGGTATGGTATTTATTAATAATTGTCTATGCATTTGTTATCTCCATTTTTTCTCAACCGTATCTATCGCTTCTTTTTCCGATTTAAATACCCACGGGAAATTATCCGTATCCACTGCTATTTTCCCACTTTTTCCAACTCTTACAATCCATCCACTTGTATGCTCTATTTGCTCAACATTATATTCAACACCGGAACGAGTTTTAAAAACATTTCTATATTGTGTTTTTTCTGTAATAGATTCTGCGCTTCCACCGTGTCGCAATGTAGTAATTTTTCCAACTGGTATAAGCGGAACTATTTTCATTCCAAAATTTTCAAATACTTCAGTTAGTTTTTCTTTAGAACATTCGTCTTTCTTTTCTTTCCACTGTAAATACCATTCATCATATGTCATTGGTGGTTTTTGCGATTTCGATGCTCTATGTTGCGACAAATACTGTTGATAAGCATCCTTTGGGTCTGCGGTCGCTCTTGCTTTGGCAATCCTTTGATTTTGCTGATATTTTTTGCTCTCGGGGGTCTCATTAACTTTCTTTAAAATCTTTCCTTTCTTATCCAAATATCCACCATCAATCAATCGCGCTCCCATTCTTCCATACGCACCTTGCAAACCACGTATTTTTCCAGTACGAATGAGTTCTGAAAATAAATCAAGAATTCCTTTATCGTCCAATGAACCATCTTCATATGCCATAATTTTATCAACCAAATCTTCATTAAGATTTTTTGGAATCGTTTGTTCAACTGAAAGCATTGGCATTAACTTCATTCCAAAATTTTCAAATGCTTCATTGACCATTTTTTTGAACGGGGTTTTTCCACCAGTTGATGATATATTTTCTTCGTATTTCACACGAGTGTTTCCGGCAAATCCAGATGTTTCGAGAAATTTACTTATCAAAAATCGCGGATTATCTTCTTTGAATATCGCAACAAGTGCTCCGACAAGTTCCTCTATTCCTTTGCCATTAAATTTACTAAGAATATTTGCTATTCGTGTATAATGTTGTTTTGTAAATGCCATCATTGTTCTCCGTTAATTCAACTCAAAACCATCCGTATCAAACTCGTTTGGAAACGTCAAGAAATAATCTCTCATCAGTTCTTCCAACGTTGTATATGTATATTTATTTTTTCCCATCCAAATCACTGCTTTTATAATCGTAGCTTTATCCGCTACAATATCTCCATCTGCACGAAATTTTTTAGTCTTAATTTCGAAGGGTCGCTTAGTGTCCATTATAGATGGAATAACAGATTCATTTGTAAAATAAATTTTCTTCCATTCCTCAAAGGTTTTCGGTGGAATTTTGGGATCGCTGTGATTCGTTTTCCATGCTAAATATTTTTCATATTCTTTCTTCGGGTCTGCAGTTTTTAACCAATGCTCTCTTTCTTTATCTAACATTTGAAACAATTCTACTTTTGCTTTATCTAAATCAGCTTTACTTATGGGAGTACGTTGTCCTGTTCCTTTACCAAACCATTCTCGTCTCATCTTATTTTTATTCACACGTGCTTGCTCTTTATCTTCTTTATCCGTATCTGCATTCGTTTCCTCATATCCCAACTGCGTAGCAATCGTTTTATGCTTCTTATCAAAAGTTGGAGCAAATGCATATGGAGTTTGATACGGACCCGCAGCACCGCCGGCAGTAGATGATGCTTCTTTTACAGTAAATGGTTCGTTATGAATAACTGCTGAAATAAAATCATCATTAATTTTTACACCCAGAGTTTTTACTAACTTATGCGGGTCTATTGCATGTAAAATCATCCAATCATATATTACTCGCGGATACATACCATATTTTCTACCAATTATATCCGATACTGTAGCTGCAATATTTTCGTTATCCATTGCTACCGCACCACCTTTCGGTAATTTACTGGCATCTTTATATGATTTATGTGCTAATGCTTCTCGTATAATTCTTTTTACGAGCGGACGAATAAACTCTTTTAATGTACTACGTTTCATAATATTCTCCGAAGTTCCGCAATAAGTGAATAATATTTCAAAAGCATATTCACTTGTTCATCTCGTACAATTTTTCCGTGAGATAGCGAATCAATTTGTTTTACGACCTCTACTAATTTTATTTTTGTGACTTTATCATCAACTTTTAATGCCAGTTCCGCAAGTTCCTTTTTAATAATGGGAATTTGCACATCAATATATTTTCTTAATGAGTTCGAAACGTTATTTATATACTCCCGGAGTAATATTTTCTGTGGCATAGAAAGGGAACTATACTTTTGATTAAATTTATCTATCAGGATCCTGGTGGTCAAAAGTCTTATATCTTCAGGTTGCTTCTCATATTCTTCCAAAAGTTCCGATTTCTTTTCTATATATGATTTCTTTTTCCCTGATATATGCTCGGCCAGAGTATTTTTTGCTTTTGTAATATCCGCCGGTTCAAATGGATCAATGGAAATTGCGCTTTCAAATAGTTTATAAATGGAAGCGTATTCTGGATAATTTGCAACTTGCCCGCTAAAGAAATCATTCACACCATAAGATTTCATTATTTCTTTTATGATAGAATATTTTGCCTTTCTAATCTTTGCATTATCCAATCTCTTTCTTACTTGAAGAACGGTTTCAATCAATACATCCGCTTTTCTTCGTGTATTGAATTTATTTTTTAGGATCGCGTTGTATAATTCCAATTCCTTATAAATTTCCGATCCTTTACCAAACCATTCTCGAATAATAGAAAGTGCCCTCGAATCGGTAGTTCCGCTCATTACATCTGATGAAACCTGCCGAAGCAAAAGTTCAAATAAAAGTCCCGTGTTTTTTATCTTATTGTGTTTTATTTTACGCATATTTACTCCCCAAACATATATCATTTCTATCGATGGTTGCTAATTATCACATATAAATATCAAAATACTTACGATTTCTCATCGGTTTTTGAAATATCGTCAAGATGCAAATCGAGTCTGCTTTCATCCAAGAAATCACCGTTTTCTTCACTTTTTTCGATTTCTTTCTCACCTTCAACTTCGATACTTTCCATCAATGCTACTTTACTTTTCTTGAACTTTTCGGGAATACGTTTTAAAGCAGATATGTATTTTGCCGTTTGTTCCACTTTTCGTTTCTTCTCAATTTGCTCACGAGTAAGCGGATTTCCACCTTTATACGTATATCCTACCTCTTTATCCGTTTCAAGAGAATGATGAACCCCCTTTGCACCTAATGGATCACGTCCTCTAATATGCGAATCTTGCCCATATTTCGGCCCTTCTGCTGGACGCCCTATATTTGCATTAGGATATTGTAATTCTGGTTCAAGTGCTGCTGGTCGATCCGGATCAAAATTCGTATCACCATAATCAATCGATTCATCACCACGAGCACCAACTGTCGCATTTAACGCTGCAAGATCGTGTGGTGTTCCAAATGATTGTCCGGTCTTAATAGGATCATTTCCTTCTCCTTCAATCTGTGCATATCGGAATCCTCGTTTCTTGTCATCAAGTATTTGTTTACGAATTTCTTCTATTTTTTCATCGTTAAATCCAAATACATTTTTATACATCCAATCAGAAGATAAAAATGGATTTTGTGTTAATGCGTCATTAGCAAGACCCACTTTCGTTGCCCACAATGCAAGTTTTTCTTGCTCTGCAATCGTACTTGGATTGGTCAATGCTAATTCAAAATTCACAAGTCTACTATCTGTAATTCCTTGCGAATACAAATGTATAATAGCAATGGTTGTCAATTCAGAAACTACTATTCTCTGAATACGCTCAATTGTACGCGCGAAACGAACGTCTTCTGCGGCAAGAGTAGACTTTGCTCCAATTCCTTCTTCATATCCTAAGAATGCTTTTGGAACTTTCAAAGCGGCCATCATTTTATGCTTGATATATTCAATATCATCTATAGCACTAAACTCAAGACCCTTAATAGTATCTATTGATGTCGTACCTTCTCCACCACGAACAGGAAGATAAAAATCTTCAATCATATTCATCATATTGAATTTAAGATTGTAATCACCCGTTTGCGGATCAATATACGGAGTTTTTTTCATCTTGTCAATAAGTTTCTGCATATATTGATCAACTTCTTGTGGTGGAATATTTCCAATATCAACTTTGAATACACGTTTTTCCGGTGCTCTCATGATACGATGAATAAGCATTGCATCCTCCATAAGAGTCAACTGCTTCCATCCCTTACGTGCTAATTCAATCATTGCTCGACCATATGGAAGGAAATTTGAATCGGTAAGTAATCTAAAATCTGCTATTTCATAGTTCTCAAATATACCACGACCATACGCACCTTGTACAACAAATCGTACCGCGTGGGGATTTTTTTGATCATACATTTCCTCTCGCGTACATTCATATACAGGAATTGGAACTACATTAACAACGCCGTATTTTTCAGATATGTCCAACTTAAGATATTGATTTCCGTATTTACACATATTACGTATCCACATCCACATATTAAATTCAATATTTAAAACATCATAAAAAAGATTTCTAAGAATTGAACTTACTTGCTCATCATCTGAACGAATGTCAAGGATGTCGCCATACTCATTTTTTGTAGTCGATTCGTCTGCGTAAATGTCAAGAGCAGAACCAATGATTGGATCACTATCCATTACTTCATAGTCGTTGTAGAGCTGGAGACGAGAAGTTTGAAACGAAATTTGCGCGTTGTAGGAATAACTGCCCGGATGAAAAACACGAGAATATCTGTCCACCTGGTAATTTGTTTTCACTCCCAGCGTCTGGAGTTTATCCACATCAATGACTTTTAGTTTTCTGCCGCCAATATTACGTACCACAACGTCAGCACTAAATAGTTTTTTTAACCTGGTAAATAAGTTACGTTCTTCTGCCATTTAATTTATCCTTCCATTCTTTAAATTCTATTATATACAAATCGTTTCTTACACTTTAAACATACATCGGACAATTTCTCTTAAATACGCTATTTTCCTTATATTCTTGTATATAAATATCTACATATCTCATTATCCTCTTATTACGGGCATCGGCGGGGGTTCAATTTCGATTGATTTCTCCGCTAAACTACTACTATGTTCCAAACTACCACTCTTAATTCGATGTTTATCAATAAGCCATTCCAACGATTCATCAACACCCCTAACTGGTAAATTCCACGGGTTATGCGATAATCTTTGTGGCATATATATTGGCGGAAGTTGTGATCGTGTGATTCCTTCTATTGCCTTTTTCTGTAAATCTATTCCTCTTTGTCGTAATTTCAATGCAGTATCTCTAATAAGCAATGCTATTCCCAATGCAAAAATCGTATCATCGTTATATCCATCCGAATGATCTGCTCTTCCATTTTTCCAAATCCATGTAAAAAGTTCTCCAATACATCTCTTGGAAACACATTTCATTTCTTTAGTTCTAAAATACTCATCTATCTTTGATACCACCAATCCTCGTATGGTCGGGCCCATTGTAACACCTGCAATTAACTTATCTGTATTTATATGGTCTCTATAATCCCATTGTCGCTTTATTTGAGATTCTACATCGACCTTCATCATATCAGCACTCGAATAAAGAAGATTTTTATATTTTCTTTCGATTGCCTTTTGAACTACCGCCCATCCCATATTCGAGTTTTCAATAACAAGCAATGCATCATTATACTTAGTTGCAACTTCAACTAAAAGATTTCCAAAATCTCCAGTTCCAACTTTTGATTTATACTCTGCAACTTGCTGTAATGATTCTACGTCAATAATTTGAAATGCTGAATAATCCGATCCATCTCCACGAGATACGTCCGCTGCTACTACATACGATTTTGTATAATTTGGATATTCCCATATCCAAAGATTACGATCTATACCTTCTTTTTCTATTGGGTCTTTCACTAAAGTGTCAGAATACCACTTTAGTATTTCACCTTCAATAACCGTATTACCGGATGTCACAAAGTCGCAATCGCACTCTTGAGAAGCAAGTCGAGGGCCAAGAAGTTCATCTTGTTGAT